ATGAACACGCAGACGCCCGGCCCGGCGCCGAAAGGCAGGGGGGGCGGACGACGCTTTGACTGGATCGCCATTCATGAAGGCTGGCGGGCCGGACAAAGCGCTGAACATCTGGCGGAAGCTTTCGGGCTGAAGCCGAAAACCATCACCGATAGATGCGGCTGGATTGACCAGCATTTTCCGTCTCCCGCGCCCGCACGGATGATCGCGGAGCTGAACCGGCGTCTGGAAGCGGCGCTGGCGGCGCTCGATCAGGGCGAGGCGGGACAGGCCGAGCGGCAGGCGAAGACCATCGCCGCGCTGATCAAGGCGGGCCGCGATCTCAAACACTGGAGTGAATCCATGACCCAGACCGAGACGGGCGGGGCTCCCGCCAGGAAGACTGAGGAGCCGGCCGGTGACGAACGAGACTATTACGCCGAACTCGATCGCCGGCTCGATCGCCTCGCAGAGCATCTCCGCGCGAAGGGCGTGGGTTCACAGCCAGACACAAGCGGAGGTGAAGCGCCTTGCGACTAGCTGGCGGTTCTGGGCGCGCACCGATCAGCTGCCGCCCGAGGGTGACTGGCGCACCTGGGTGTTTCTGGGCGGGCGCGGCGCGGGCAAGACCCGCGCCGGAGCCGAATGGATCAGGGCGCAGGTGAAAGCGGGCAAGCGCCGCATCGCGCTGGTGGCGCCCACTTTTTCTGATGTGCGCGAGGTGATGGTCTCCGGCCCCTCAGGTTTTCTCAATATCGGCGAGGAAGAGGACCGGCCCCGCTATGAGGCGAGCCGTCACCGGTTGGTCTGGCCGGATGGCGCGATGGCTTATGGCTTTTCATCCGAAGACCCGGACGGCTTGCGCGGGCCGCAATTTGACTGCGCCTGGGCGGATGAGTTCGCCGCCTGGTCTCGCCCGCAAGAGACGCTCGACATGCTGGGATTGGGGCTTCGGCTGGGCGAAGATCCGCAATTGATGATCACCACCACGCCGCGGCCTCTGCCAGCGCTGAAAGCGCTCTTGAAACAGGCGGGCGTGGTGGTCAGCCACGCCCCGACCGATGCGAACGCGCCCAATCTGGCGCCGGGTTTCGTCGCCGCGATGACCGAGCGCTATGGCGCCAGCCGTCTGGCGCGGCAGGAGCTGGAGGGCGTGCTGATCGATGACCCTGAAGGGGCGCTGTGGACTCGCGGGTTGATCGATCAGGCTCTGGCGCTGTCAGAGTTTGAGCCCGAGCGCGTGGTGGTGGCGGTGGACCCGCCCGCCAGCGCGACCGGGGATGAATGCGGCATCGTTGCAGCCGGCGCTTGCGGCCAGGGTCGCGACACCCGGCTGGTGATCTTGAAAGACGCCAGCGTGCAGGCCCGCCCCGAAGACTGGGCGGCGCGGGTGGCGGAAACCTATGAAGCCTTGGATGCAGACGCCGTCATCGCCGAGGCCAATCAGGGCGGCGACATGGTCCGCGCCGTCCTGCAGGCCGCAGCCCCTGATCTGCCGGTGCGGCTGGTTCACGCCAGCCGCGGCAAGCGGGCCAGGGCGGAACCGGTCGCCGCGCTCTATGCCCGCGGACACGTTCGACATGCCATGCGCATGCCGGCGCTCGAAGACCAGATGTGCGCCTTTGGCGCGCCGGGTCAGAGCGGTAGCCCGGACCGGGTGGATGCGCTCGTCTGGGCCGTCGCCGCGCTCACCCCGACAGCCGCCAGCCCCAGGCTGCGGCGGCTTTAGTTCAAACAGGAGAACGCCATGCTCAAGCATTGGCTGGGTCTCGGTCGCAAGGCGGCCGGGCGAACCCTTGCGCTCGGATTCGGGACGGGGGCGAGCTGGAGCCCGCGCGGCTACGCCGCCTTCGCCACCGAAGGCTATGCCCGCAACGCCGTCGCGCATCGCTGCGTGCGGTTGATCGCGGAAGCGGTCTCCGCAACGCCTTTCAAGACCTCTGGCGAGGATCGCGCCAGCCAGGGCGCGATGGCGCTGATCCAAACGCCCAATCCCGACCAGTCCGGCGCGGAGTTGATGGACAGCCTGCAAAGCCATCTTCAGGTGGCGGGCGATGCCTATCTGCATCTTTCGGGCTTTGAGGCGGGAACGCCGGGGCTCTTCGCGCTCAGGCCTGACCGGGTGCGGGTGATGACCGGCGCGAAGGGCTGGGCGGAAGGCTGGGAGTATCGCACGGCGTCCGGCGCGCAGGTGTTTCAGCGCGATCGCGCCTCGGGCCGCTCGCCGGTCCTGCATCTGAAACTCTTTAACCCGACCGATGATCAGTATGGCCTTTCTCCCATGGAGGCGGCGGCGAGGGCGGTGGATGTGCACGCTTCGGGCGGGGCCTGGGCGAAGGCGCTTCTGGATAACGCGGCGCGCCCGTCCGGCGCTCTGGTGATGAAAACCGGCTCAGAGGGGCCGGGGCGGTTGACGCCCGATCAGTTTGACCGGCTCAAATCCGAGCTCGAAAGTCTATACACCGGTCCCGATAATGCCGGTCGGCCCTTGCTATTGGAGGGCGGGCTCGACTGGAAGCCCATGGGCCATTCCCCCGCCGAGATGGATTTTATCCAGGCCAGGCGAGAGGCGGCGCGCGAAATCGCGCTGGCGTTTGGGGTGCCGCCCATGCTGTTGGGGCTGCCGGGCGATAACACTTATTCCAATTATCGCGAGGCCAATCAGGCCTTCTACCGTCAGACCGTTTTGCCGCTGGCGAAGAAAACCGCCGCCGCGCTCAATCGCTTTCTGGCGCCCTGGTTCGGGGCCGATCCGACGCTGTGTGTGGATGAAGACGGGCTTCCCGCCTTCACCGAAGAGCGCGCTGCACGCTGGGCGCAAATCTCCGGCGCGGACTTCCTGTCGCCCGATGAAAAGCGCGCGCTTCTGGGTCTTGCGCCGCAAGGAGGCATGTCATGAGCGATGCGTCGCATACGATCAGCCCCTGGCGGCTTGATCGCTCGATTACGCTGGGCGTCATTCTGGCGCTGACGCTGCAGACCGCGGGCGCCCTGATGTGGACCGGCGCCGCCAATGAGCGCCTCGATCAGCTGGAAACACGCGCCGACGCCTCGGCCCCGGTGGCCGAACGTCTGGCGCGGCTGGAAGCGCATGCTGCGCATTCGCGCGCTGCGCTCGACCGTATCGAGCGGCGCCTCGAACAGGACTGAATCGTCCGCTTTTCACACTTTCAGGGGAGGTGCGCATGCAGGCGCTCAACGGCTCTGGCGAGACGCTGGAGGTGGCTGGCTATGCCAGCCTGTTTGATATCGAGGATCAGGGCGGCGATCTCGTCCGCGCTGGAGCCTTCGCAGTGGGGCTCAAAGCGCGTGGCCCCACACGGGTGCGCATGCTGTTCCAGCATGACGCGGCGGAGCCTGTCGGTGTTTGGGACGAGATCGCCGAGGACGGTCGCGGGCTTTATGTGCGCGGCCGCATTCTTTCGACCGCCCCGCGCGGCAAGGCCGCCTTGGGCTTGGTGCGCGAGGGGGCGGTGGACGGCCTCTCCATCGGATTTCGCACACAGCGCTCCGCCCCCCGTCCGGGCGGCGGGCGCGATCTTCTTCAGCTCGATCTGTGGGAGGTGTCCATCGTCACCTTTCCCATGCTGGCCCAGGCGCGGCTTCGCGTCCTTGGGGCTTCTGAGGCGCGGCTCGCCGCGTCGGCGGCCTGACCGCTTTGACGATGCATCATGAACAGAAAGGATTTTCATGAGCCGGGAAACCAAGATGGCGGTGCCTTCCGCTGACACGCGCGTGGCCATGGCGGATATGCTGGCCGCGTTTGAGCATTTCAAACAGGCCAATGACGACCGCCTGGACGCGCTGGAATCCAAGACTGGCGCCGACCCGCTGATCACTGACAAGGTGAACCGTATCGACGCCGCATTGAGCGAGGCCCAATCCCGCCTCGATCGTCTCAGCCGGGAAGCTGCGCGGCCGGATCTCTCGGGCGCCGATGTGAAATCGGCGGGCTGGGGCGGCTTTCTGCGGACAGGCGAAACCCCTGCGCTCGATCAAAAAGCGCTGTCGGGCCAGACCGGCCCGACGGGCGGTCATGTGGCCCCGGCGGAGCTTGAAACGCGCATCGAACGCCTGATCCGGGAAGTCAGCCCGATCCGCTCCATCGCCACGGTGAAACAGACCCGCAGCCATACTTTCAAGAAACCCGTCAGCGCAGGCGGTGCGGCCGGCGCCTGGGCGGCGGAGACCGCGAGCCGGCCTGAAACCGACGCGTCCTCGCTGGAGCTTCTCGAGTTTCCGACTGCCGAACTTTACGCCATGCCCGCCGCCACCCCGGCGATCCTGGATGACGCTCTGGTCGATCTTGAGCAATGGCTGGCTGAAGAAGTGCGCGACGTCTTCGCGGAAGCCGAGGGCAAGGCGTTCGTCTCGGGCGACGGCGTCAACAAGCCGCGTGGGTTCCTCAGCTACACCATGGCCGAAGTCGGCACGGAAAGCTGGGGCGAAATGGGGTTTGTGTCGACCGGCGTGTCGGGCGGGTTTTCCGTCACCGATCCCGCCGACGCGCTGATTGATCTGATCTACGCGCCCAAGACCGCCTACCGCGCCAATGGCCGGTTTGTGATGAACCGCTCGACGGTCTCCGCCGTGCGCAAGTTCAAGGATGCGGACGGCCAATATATCTGGCAGCCCGCCCAGAGCGCGGGCCAATCGGCGAGCCTGATGGGCTATCCCGTCACTGAGGCCGAGGACATGCCCGATATCGGCGCGAACAGCTTTTCCATTGCTTTTGGTGATTTCGAGCGCGGCTATCTGGTCGTCGATCGCCAGGGCGTTCAGGTGCTGCGCGATCCGTATTCGGCGAAACCCTATGTCCTCTTCTACACCACCCGCCGCGTCGGCGGCGGCGTGCAGGATTTCGACGCGATCAAGTGTCTGAAATTCGCGGCCTGATCCAAGCCTTCTCCCTCACCTCAAAGCCCCGGCCAAAGCGCCGGGGCTTTGCTTTTTGAAAAGGAGGCGGCGTGATGTCTCTTACGCTGTTAAGCCCGCCCGGAGCGGAACCCGTCCGTCTGGAGATGGCGAAATCCTGGCTGCGTGTATCTCATTCAGACGACGATGCATTGATAATGGACGCAATCATCGCCGCGCGCGAACATGTTGAAGCGCGGACCGGACTCGCGCTGATGACCCAGAGCTGGCGTGAGCGGCTGGATGACTGGCCGCGGGACCGGCTCAGCGCGTCCGGACTGGCGGTCAGCCTCGCCAAGGCGCCGCTGCAAAGCGTCGAGGTGGTGCGCGGGCGCGAGCGCGACGGGTCGCGCTCGGTTTGGGATTCGGCGGAATACCGCGTCGAGACCGGTGAGCCGGGACGTTTGGTGGCGATCCTGCCCTTCTGCCTGCCCCGCCCCGTGGTCAAGGCGGGCGGGATCGAGATTGAGTTCACCGCCGGGTATGGCGACACGCCCGACGACGTGCCTGCGCCCTTGCGCGCGGCGATCCTGCATCTGGTCGCAGTGCGCTATGGCGCGGATCGGGGCGAGGGGGGCGAGACGCCGCCCACGCCTGAGATCGTGGACCGGCTGTTAGCCCCTTACATTCCGGTGCGGCTATGAGCGCGGAAGCCGCGTTTCAGAGCGGCCTTCTGGCGCATTTGCGCAGCGATCCGGGCGTCACGGCCCAGCTGGAGGCGCGGATCTTTGATCAGCCCAGATCCGGCGTGCGCAATCCGTTCCTGTATCTGGGACGGGTGATCAGCGAGGCGGCGGACGCCAGTGAGGCCCGGCTGGTTGATCTGCGCCAGACCCTTTTGATCCGCGGGCGACGCGATGACAGCGAAACGATCAAAAAGGCGCTGGGCGCGATCCGGGCGGCGCTTGAGACAGGCTCTGTGACGTTGGAGCCGCCCTTTGCGGCTATCCATCCACGCCTGGTCTACGCCGATCTCTTCTCCACCTCAGACAGCCGCATCGTCCAAGGGCTGGCGCGGGTCAGAACTCTCATCCAAAACCAAGGAGGCACGCCATGACGGCGCAGGCGGGCAAGGATGTCTTGCTGAAAATCGGCGATGGTGGATCGCCGGAAAGTTTCACCACCCTCGCGGGGCTCAGGGCGAAAACCCTGTCCTTGAACGCCCGCGCGGTTGAGGTGACCCATGCCGACAGTCCGGGCCGCTGGCGCGAGTTGCTGGACAGGGCCGGGGTGCGCAATGCAGCGATTTCAGGCGCGGGGATCTTCGTTGACAGCGCGGCGGACGAGACCGTTCGCGGGGTCTTCTTTGATCAGGCCAAGCGCAGCTTTCAGGTGATCGTGCCGGACTTTGGCGTCATCGAAGGCCCTTTCCTGGTGACGGCGCTCGAGTATTCCGGCCGCCATGACGGCGAGGCAAGCTATTCGCTGTCGCTCGCGTCCGCGGGTGCTTTGACCTTTTCAGCTCTCTGAGGTGCGCGCGTCGATCCGGCGCTGGCGCTGAATGTCCTCAAGCTCATTGAGGCAGGCGCGATAGGCGTCAGGATTGCGCAAGGTCTCGCACTCTTCCTCATAGCGTTCGTCGTAAACGTCCTGAAACAGGCTTTCACACCCGCACAGAACCAGCGGCGAGGCGAGGGCGAAGCAGGCGATGAGGCGACGCATGGGTGATCCCTTCACTTTGATCCGCGCCCACTCTAACGGCGCAGAAAGATTGCGCTCATGACAATTTCTCAATCTGGACAGGTGCGCGCCCATTTGGGCGAGGCGCCCGTCACGCTGCGTCTCAGCCTGGCAGCGCTGATGCAGATCGAAGAGGCGCTGGGCGTCTCAGGACTGGAAGCGCTGTCCGAGCGCTTTCGCGCCTTGTCAGCACAGGATCTCAGCTGCGTTCTCAGCGCCTTGCTGTCTGCAGGCGGACATGAGGATGCACAGGCGCTTGCGAACGCCGCCGCGCCCGCTGATGCAGCCCGGGCCGTGCTGTCCTGTTTTGAAGCGAACCTTAAATGACCGGGCGCTGGCCGGACTGGTTCGCGCTGGGCGTATTTCGTTTCGGACTCAGTCCTGACGCATTCTGGGCTCTATCGCTGGCGGAATGGCGGGCGTTATGCGCGGCGCTGGGGCCGGAGGCTCCGCCGCCGCTGGGGCGTCAGGCGCTCGACGCCTTGATCAAGGATTTTCCCGATGGAGTCTCTCAATGACCGACACCTTTGATCTGTCTGATCTCGCTGCTGACGCCAGTACAGCGCAGCGCGAACTGGCCGAGACCGCGCGTGAGGGCGAAAGCGCGGCGCGGGCCTTGTCAGACGCGTTTGAAAGCGCAGGTCGCGATATCGCGTCCAGTCTTGAAGGGGCGGCGCGCTCGGGCGAGTTGAGCTTTTCAGACATGGCGGAACGGATCGCCCGAACCTTCGCCGAGCTGGCGCTTGATCGATTGATCCTGCAGCCCTTGCCGGGGCTATTAGATAACGCTGCGGGGCAATTGGGCTCGCTTCTGGGCGGCGTGCTGGGCCAACGCGCCGAGGGCGGCCCCGTGATGGCTGGGGAACGCTATCTGGTTGGCGAGCGCGGACCTGAAGTCTTCACGCCCGGCCAAGCCGGCGCGGTGTCGCCTGTTGGCGGCGCGCCGATCAACATCACCATCATCGCGCAAGGGCAAACGCTGGACGGGGTCAAACGCTCTGAAAGCCAGATCGCCGCGGCGGTGGCGCGCGCCGTCCACATGGGAGGGCGACGGTTATGAGCGCCTTTCATGATGTGCGCTTCCCGCTCTCGATCGGGCTGGCGGCGCGCGGCGGCCCTGAACGCCGCACCGAAATCGTGACGCTCAATTCGGGGCGTGAAGAACGCAATGCGGTCTGGCGCGATTCCAGACGGCGCTGGGACGCAGCGCCGGGCGTGCGGTCCCAAGCGGATCTGGCGCGGCTGGTCGCATTCTTTGAAGCCCGGCTTGGGCGATTGCATGCGTTTCGGTTCACCGACCCGTTTGATCATGGCTCGGCAGGGCCTGGCGCGGCGCCGGGGCCGCTCGATCAGGGAATTGGAACCGGCGACGGCGTATCGACCCGTTTTCAGCTGCGCAAAGCTTATGGCGATGGCGCCGGACGGTGGGACCGCCCCATACCTTTGCCCCAGACCGATAGCGTCCGCGTCGCGGTGGACGGTGTTGAAACGCCGGTCAGCATCGCGCCAAACGGCGAGATCGTCTTTGACGCGCCGCCGCCAGATGGCGCACTGATTACGGCGGGGTACCGCTTTGACGTGCCGACGCGGTTTGACGTCGATGCGCTTGAGGCGAGCCTGGAAACAGGCGCCGCGCTGATTGCGTCCATACCTTTGGTCGAGGTTCGGCTTTAG